GTGGTGATAAGGTCGTGCCGCCTGCAGGGAGTTTATGTCGATCATAATAACATTTCATTATGCATCTCAATGCTAGAGGATTATTTTTGAAAGCATACCGCCACAATGCACATTCCACAATATCTACGTATTGGGGGTCAAATGATCCTTCAAAAGACGAATAATCAGTCTCGAGGAAGTAATTAAAGTGGGATAATGTTTGTATTTTCTTGGGCAAATCTAATGGATTTGTTCCTTTTACAAAATGTTTGTCTTGATATATAATTTTCTCTAAATGATGTATGTATGGTCCGATAAGAGCTTTAAATCTATCGGATCTAGAATTGATGAGCCTTAAATATTTGGGTTCTTCATAAAATTCTCTTTTTGGGAATTGTTTGCAAAAATAATCTTTGGAATACAATTTTATTTTATTGTCGAGTGTCAATAAAGTTTTTTTTGGCTTCTCGTAATTGTGTTTTTCGATTCAGAGTGTAAGTTTTATTTTCTTCAAGCCATGTGTCAAAAAGTACATCATGGTCTAATTTTGGTAATGGGGTTAAGTTTTCGGATAACCAATTTTCTACGGTTTTTCGTAATAGAGCTTTAGCTATTAGATTTATTGTTGGTCTTACGGAGACTAATCTCTTCCGGTAAGCCATATATTGATTATTAATTGATTTAGGGTTTGTAACCCAAGGTATATCTGGTGTGGAATTTAATAAATTTAATGCATAAGTCGGATTTGGCTTATGCCATGAAGTGTAAATTGGTGTAAATTGTTTCAATGGATAATAAGGGTTAATTACCACAGGATTAATGGGATTGAAAAGAATTTCATTTGCACTATGATGTCTCATAGGCAGATCTATTTCAAATTGAGATAAATCTATCATTTTTGTTGACAGTTTTATGGTCTGAGTCCAAAGTGCAGGTTGTCTAGTAGCGTCCTGAATTGATGTGAGTAAGGTGTTATACCTCAATTTCTGATCATGAGACACAGACATCACTCGCTTACTAGACGTGAGCCATTGGTCGCATTCAATGCCAATTAGAGTCCGGTGTTTGCCTTCAATTCTACTCCGGGGAATTGAAAAAGGCATTCACCTAGGGTACTCATACGTTCTTTTAATATGGGGGATGTTACCTCCCAAACACGGCCGATGTCATCGGTCCATAGACGGGGTCGTCGAGTCAATCTTTGGAGATCTTCAACTTCATCCAAAGAATAATCATTAATTAAGTGTATATGAGGCAACGATCGCCCCGATTTCTTCAAAAACAAATAAATAATTTCACTGGCCGTGTAATAAATCACGCCAGGAGGAGCTAAGAAT